ATACAAAAGAAAAAAAGAAAATGCTTTCATTATTCAACCCATTCTAAAATTTCGAAAAACTCTTCGACACGCTGCCTTGCATCGGCAAGTGTTACTGCGAGAACCTCTACGATAATTGTATCATCATCTAGATGCATTGTAAATGGACATTCATTGGCCTTTTTGGAAGAAATAACATCTCCTAAGTCAACTTTACCGCGCACAATGTAAAACTTGCCGTTCTTGATCCGATCCAGCAAATCAAAGGTTTCATTGTGAATGGAAACCACATCATCAAACCATTTCTCTGCTTCTGTCTGTGTTTTAAACTCAGGCGAGATTGTCGTACCAGAACCTGGGTTAATCCAGAACCAGACATGCTCTTGCATGTCGGTCTGCCTGTACTTAATCAAATGCGCCTGGAATTTTCTTTTCTTTTGTGTCATGCGATCATTTTGATGAAACGATTGAGAATGATTCGGGAGCCAACCTTACCGCCAGTATATTTGGAGAATGCATTCACCAAACCGCGTGTCGTTGTAGTGTTAATCACCAATTCATCATCATCAGTTTCCAGACTGCTTGAACCAATCAGATAGTATTCATCGTAGCCAACATTCTCTATGACATGGACTTTTTCTTTCCTGAAAACAGTCATCATCTTATCAATCTTTTGTTTTCTCTCCAAATAATCTTTTGACTCTTTGGCTTCCGTATAAAGTTCAAAAGCGGAACGAATGTCTCTTGAGCCAGCAACATAGAAACCCATCAGATTGCAATTGGCACGCTGTTTCAGCAGTTTCAGTAGTGCCATCGTTTCTTCGGATGCGGATGACATTGAACAATAACCATAAACATGGTCAGGTTCAGCCGTAGCCTTGGTTACGGGGTCCCTAAAAATCGAACGCCGCTTGCCGCTAGGCCAGAGACTACCTTCTGCGAATGTCTTATTGTATTCTTTGAACTCATACCGTGTACCAACAGAACCACTTTCGCCGTCTGTCAGGAAAACAGCATTCACGATATCAATCTTTTTATTCTTTTTGAATTCGGGAATGAGTTCAAAAGCAGCCACGATTGTCTGATTCAACGGAGTACCACCAAGACGCATTTTAGTAGGCGTAAGTGAATGCCTTACCAGCTTGTCTGCATAAATGTCCAACAAAAAGGATGACATTTCGGTGTATTCGATAGCCGACATTCTTTCATTAAACAGATTCAGTAGGTTAAAACCTTTTTCGACGCAAATGTCACCGACAGTAGGTTTTTGAATTGTGTTCGGTACTGAATACTCTTCTCCCCATTGCGTTGTGAATGCATATACATCAAAAGGAATATTTACTTTCTTGCAAAACATCACAAGGTTTAGCAACTGTTTGATTGTCGCATGGATTTTATCTTGCATCGAACCAGACCAATCAATGAACATCACAAGACCGTGAGACTTACCATTGGGAATCTTGGTCATACGCGCAAAGATATCATCGGTGATCTTATACTCATGGATTCGATCCATGTTCAGTTCACCGGTTTTCGAAACCTTGGCACGGCTTTGTTGTGTTGCATTTTTACGCAACTCAAATTCTTTTACAAGATAGGAAACAACCTTGTTCGATTCATTCTTAAAGGAAGTAAATTGCTTACGCAACAGATTAGGACTGTAAATATAGGTATTATTTGCATTAAAATCTTTAAATTCTTGCAAAATTTCCTTGTGAGATACAATCAACTTATCAATTTGAAGTTTGGGAATGTTTGAGTAGATAACATCACGCTTTCCCTTAGTGTCATAGAGTTGTTTTTCACGCTCACGGAAAGAGTTGTCCGTTTTAGACTCCACATCATTAGGATTTCTTTTGTTAGATGCTTCTCCACCTTCTTTGGTTTTTTCACCTTTGTTTTCGTTTTGCGTTTCGCTCTGTTTTTTGGCGATCACATTCGAATTCGAATCTTCACCATCAGCTTGGACGGAAGGAGTACCATCATCGGATTCTTCGATTTCAAAATCAGACTCGCCTTTTGCAATGGATTCCAATTCTTCTTCCGACAGGTCATCTTCACCATCATCCGAAACTTTGATCTTGATTTTTTTCTTTTCTGATCCTTGTTCTTCCAGTTCAGCCTTCATAAATTCCTGAACCTTACGGGCAATAGTAACCACTTGATGCCAAGTTTCAGTAGATTCAATTTCACGCAGGAGCGCAGTTTCTTCGGCGGAGAAGATGATACCTTGAGCCGGTCCACCTTTGGTATACAGGTTGACACGGTCAATGAAATTGAGTTCGTTCAGGTTTTTGTCTTTAACATCAAAAAAGTCCATTTCCATCAGTTCGGCATACGCACGGACAAAGGAAGGCTTGAGTCCTGGGAAACGGCGTTTAATTTTTTTCTCAATACGAACATCTTCGCACACATTGAGAATGGATTTGTTAACTTTATGCTCAACAATTGAATCGTGCCAGCCTTCAGCAGGCGTTTCCAATGCGTGGCCGACTTCATGGCCAAGCAAAAGGTCATAAAGTTGCGGGGAAAGATTGCCGTTAAGAATCGGAACAGTCAAAACTCGACTATGAATGTCGAAAAATGCAGTAGGAACATTGCGTTCCTCAATCACAAGGTTTTCCGTGGCCATCAGGCGAGCCAAATTTGATTTTGCTTCAACTAGCATGTGTTTTTCCGTTAAAAAAGTGCGACAATGATGTTATTATACGCAAAAAACGCAAAAAGTCAAGAAATTTTTGAAATAATTAAATTGCCGTCCTCGGAAACTTCTAAATTTAGATTATCCCCGGGATTCCAGCCCATTCTTTCACACATTCCTTCAGGAAATGTCAAAATTCCGTCTCCGGAGCCGTCATTTGCATCTTCAATGTGTCCGTAACCAACAAAGGCTTCTTGTGGATTGATCCAGGCGTGTACGACCTTAGACAAATCCTCATACCAAGTGGTTTCTTCAGACGTATGCATAGTCATTGTTTTTATGTTTTGGTTGGCGTTGATATTTTGTTGCAATTTTATGACGCACGGCGGGCTTGATCGGTGTCCGACAAACAGGTTTACGAATTTTTATGTCAATCTTCATTTTAGCGCCTCATATTGGAAATTTCTACGGCTTCGGAATTGTTAAAAATGGGTACAGCATTCGATTTATGCATCGTGGCAATACCAACAACCTTATCGCCAGTATAAACTTTTGGTGGTGCGGCAGTAGCTACTGCTAGTCCAGTATTTAGAGAGGGAATGTGTTTTGTGTTACTTCGGCCGGCTGGTGCCGACAAGGTGTAAGAAAAGGGTTTACTTTCCTCACGAATGGTTTTTGTCGGTTTGTGTTTTGCCAACCAAGCCGCATATTCCTCGCGTTCCTTTTTAGGACGCAGTTTGGGTTTGGATTTCCGAACTGAAGTGTGAATCATCATTTTATCTGCTCCAAAGATATTTGTATTATATCGCAGGAACAGATAAAAGTCAATAGGTGTGTTGTATTTTAGCTACAGTCATTTTCCGTAATAACGGGGATCATAATAACCTTCATCAATATCTTCTTCATCTTGCCGGCGCATTCTCATTTTCCTGAGTTCAGCTTGTTCGCTTTTGCGGCGCCGCTCATTATAATCATTTTTAGAAGATTTGTCATAATAATAATCGTCATAGTCTTGATCTCGACCTTTACGAACTTTACCTACAAACTTAGTCACCTATTTTTACTCCAATTTTATTTAAAAATAATCGTATCCGTTGGTTTTTTATTCACGGAACGACACCTTGGGTATTGTCTCTAATAAATTTATAAGTGAGACCTTTTACACCCAAATCCTTTTTGAAAATACCAATAACCACATCAGCCTCGCGTGGTTCTAGTGATTCCAACATAATCAGTAGAAGTTGTTCCCGTTTTTCAGGAGTCAATTTCTCGGCAGCAGGATCACCTTCACGAAAGAGATAAAGCCTACGCACTTCGCTATTCATATTTGAATATGAAACGCCCGGCAAAGTATCAGGTTTTTTATATGCTTTAGGCTTTTCTTTCACAAGCCATTTAATATCCGGATGATACGCAAATTGTAGGACATTTACCAGAGTTCGTGTCCAATTTTTATGTAGAACATTTAATTTTTCTTGTTTTGAGCCTGCGGCTGCAAACTCATCAAAAACTTCATATAGATTTTTTGCCATTAGAATTCCTCAATTACTTCCATTAGATTTTTAAGTTTTTTCTCCATGAAGTAATTCATTAACTTCATACGCGGAGCCGGTTTGGTGGTATTATATGTATCAATAATCGAATTTCTAATATCATCAGGAATATTACGCAAATCAATCAAAGTTTGGTTACGCGAGAAGCCGATACGGGCAGACTCATCTTCCCAACTTTCATAATCTTCATTCAATAGCTGTTCAAGTCGATTTTTGGTAATCGGCTTTTGGCGCAATTCTCGGACAAAACAATCCGATGGTGAAAGTACATTGGGAATGCCATCACCTTTGTCGCCAGAGATAATTTTCTCTTTGAGTTCAATCAAAGGATTTTTCGACACAATAAATTTCTTTTGTGTAGGATTATACTGTTTGATTGAGTTTTTTAGTGTTTTACCATTATACATTTGCAACTGTAGAAAGTCACCATCGCTGGAGAGGATGAGAACATTTTCTTCACCAACTTTCATGGGTGCAAGTGTGCCAATAATGTCATCGGCTTCGGCACCGTTAACATCAATAACCTTGTACGGGAAATACTCTTTCAATTCCTGTTTCAGATTACCAAGAATATCAAAAATGAGTTGCCAATCCAGGTCGGATTTCTCTCTGGCCTTTTTACGACCAGCTTTATAGAATGGGAAAAAATCTTTGCGCCAGTATTTGCGGTTGTCACAACACAAAACAATCTCACCATATTCTTTTTTGAATTGTTTAATGTGTGATCGCAGGATGTTCAGAACCAAATGTCGAACTAGGTTCTCTTCCAGTTTCAGGTTCTTCTGGCTAGCAATTTGCGCCATAAGACCAGATAGCAAAACCTGGTTCAAATCAATCAAAATCATTTTATGCCTTATTTGATAACACGTAGCAGTACTATATCAGAATTAATTCTTCCTGTCAACTCTTGTTCAACAGCGTTGATATCCGGCAACAGTTTTCTTAGGACAATTTTACCACCTTTTAGACATTGTGGTAATACCGCCTCAGGTTTTCTGATGGTCTTTTGTGTTGAGGTTTTTTCGTCAAAATTGGTGATTGATGTGCCTTTGACGCTCAATCCGATAGGATCGGAAGAGTTATATACCCCAAGTTTACGGGTTTTGGTATTAAATACCCATAACTGAGAAGCGCCCACAATGTCAGTAGGATTAATAGAAACAATCTTAAACCCATTGTCTTCCTTTTTAAATTGTAGTTTCTCGACAATTTTATCAACAGGTTTTGCCTTCTTTTTCCGTGGCATTCGTGTAACTTTGGCATTGTGTGCCAACTTACCGGCATCGGTGATAATTTTATTTAGAAGGTTAATAAATTCCTTCAATTCTGCTTTTGAAAAGTTTGAATATGCTTCTTTCAAATCTTCATCTTTTGATTTGATGACCTGTTCAAGTTCAACAATCCTTCCTTGAAAGAATTTGATGATGTATGAGGTGTGTGCGCCTTTAATTCCTAGGCCTTGCATCAGTTCATATGGTTCAAAAACGGAAAAGTCTTTGACAAATAGACAATCGTCAATTGCACCTTCAATTTCGCCAATATACTCTCTCGCCTTATGTTCAACTCTTTCTTGAATTGAAATTACAGGCGTGACAGACTTGACTGGTTCAGCCACAACAACTTTTGTTTTTAGACTTTCAATGAATGAAGCAATCCATTGTTCATTCTTTTCGGAAAGAGGTGCGCCGCGCAATTTCATGCGGCAGACGAAACCGAGATTTTGGAAATAGTCATCATCCAACTTTTCCAAGATTTCAATATCGCTTTTCGGTGCTTTGGCCTCTTTAAGATATGAGAGTGTGAATTTTTTACTCTCTTTGGTATCCGAGTGATAGTTATACCAATTTAATGCTCTGGTCAGAGAAGCCTCTCCTTCTTTCCAGGAAGGTTCTCCGCCAGACAATGCTTTTTCGTAATCTTTTACAGATGCGTGTCTCATGTTAAAAGTGTTTTTACAGAATCAAGACGGAATGACCGCCAACCATTATTTTCAATATCCCAAACAGAGATTGTATTTGGATTTTCAGCCTTTGGCGAGGCTTCTGTTAAGAGTTGTTGTCCTGGCGCAACACCATTAGGCATATACTCCGGCAGCAATGTGCATTTCAAGGTCCGTTCGGTTCCGTCAACTTTTGTAAATACAACGGTAATGACACCATTTTCCAAGGTTTGTTTCAATTCATGTTTATTCATCATTTTGCAATCTTTCATAATATTCAATATAATCGGCAGCCCTACTACTCATATGCTCGAAAACATCTTCCATTATACTATCGGAAGTAGTTGTGGCCTTTGCAACAACACCCAAGAATCCACTATCAATCATTCTCGAAATATAATCAAGTGGTGAAATCAAAACAGCTTTAAATCTCTCAGGCATTTTTGGTGGATCTTCAGGAAAAATAATGATATCATATAAATCGCCCATTTCAGATCCAACAAGTTTTTCTCCGGGATTTTTGTAACCAAAGCCATCAACTTCTAAATCACCTTTTTGGTTACGATAAAAATTTAAACCGTCAAAATTTTCATTCTTTAAGATTCGCAAGAATTCTCTCATTAAATGCCTTTATGTGTGATTTTCGGACTCTAACCATTATCCATGTATTGTAGTAATCGTTTGATTCCAAAACACTACGATCAAATTGCTCTTTAGCTTCCAAATATCCACATTCACCCTTAGATTTACACAGGTGAATTATTTCTCTCTTGAAAAGCTCCACACCATGAAGTTTAACATCATTTTGTAGTTCTGTGTTAGATCCATAGTAAGTTTGCCAATCCGAAAAAGTTTTGTACCTCTTTTTTTTACCCTTAATTACCTTGGTCTTTAGTGAGTAGAAAAATTTTTTACCGATGTATTTTTTACCCGTTGTTAAATTGGTGATAAGGTAGACGAATCCATAATTATCACCAATATCATTTTCAGTAAAATCTGCGTTGTTGTGTGTCCAGTTTAATCCCATTCCTCATTCTCATCAAGTTCATCCTCTTCTATATATTCTTCTTGGATGTCCTCGATTCTTTCGCCGCAAAAGGGACAAAAGTTTGGTGTTTCATCTGATACTAATTCTTCTGCATAATTGAGTTCAAAGGTAGAATCACAATTTTCGCATTCTCCGGTTACAATTTTTTCGTTCATTTGTGGTACTCTCCATGTTTTTTTTGTTCTTCTTTAATGGCATTTAACTTGCCCATACTTCTCCCCAATTTCCTTTGAGTGCGCCTTTAGCATAGTCTGTTGCACGATTTTCAAAGAAATTGGTATGTGTCGGTGCATTAATCATTTCTTCGACCCATGGTAATGGATTGCGTTTTACTTTGAAAATGCCTTTCATACCCAAACCAATCAATCTTCTATCTGCAATATAACGAATATACTTCTTTAATTCCTCGGCTGTCAAACCCTCAAGTTCGGTAATACCAAAAGCTAAGTCGATGAATTTGTCCTCAAGTTCAACCATCTTTTCTGCGATGGTATAAATTGATGATTTAAGTTCATCATTCCAAATCTCTCGGTTCTCTTGTATGTATGTTTTAAACATTTTCAACATGTTTTCGGTGTGTTGAGTTTCATCAACAATAGACCAGGTAACGATTTGTCCCATGCCTTTCATCTTGCCATGCCGTGGGAAGTTCAATAACATAACGAATGACGAGAACAACTGCATACCTTCCGTGAAAGCAGAAAATACTGCAATGTGTCTGGCGGTATTTTCTTTACTGCCATTATTCGCAGAAATGTCCGTGACAAAATCGTGTTTGTCTTTCATCTCTTGGTATTCCAAGAATTCATTGTATGTTGTTTCGGGAAGGCCTAGCGTTTCGATAAGATGTGAGTATGCTGCG